TTAAAGAATTTGTACATCACAATACTGGGGCATCTAATGGAGAATGAACTAGAGAAGGCACTCGAAAGTAAGTTCTTTTGTCCTGCAAGATTTGCACAAGAGATAGAAGGTTTAGTGCAGATTAATAAGGAGATGAATTATATTGATGCCATTGTTCATTTCTGTGAGCAGAATGCCATTGACTTAGAGGCAGTTCCTAAACTTATATCTAAACCCTTGAAGGAGAAGATTAAGTACGAGGCACAGGAGTTAAATTTTTTAAAACGTACTAGTCGTGCGAAAATTATTTTTTAGCCTGAGGGGAGGCTAGCTTTTAATTCCAAAAAAGTCGGGAAAAAAACTCCAAGCTTTTTTTGCTCTATTACTTTTTTTATATGATGCCTTTTGACGCATATCGCTGTTATTTGTCTTTAAAGAACCACTTCACCAAAGATCATTATGATTACCATAAGTACGGTGGGAAGACAAGGGCAACAGTACAAGCCTTTTACAAAAGGAAGGATAGGTTCTGGTTTGAGAAATTTGCCAGATCGAAGAATGATAAGGAAGTAGAGGAATTCTTTGTATCTAACTTTGTGAGTTCTACAGACCCTGCAACCATGTGGATCGGAGAGATGATAAGAGAGGGAGAAGGCAGATATACTGATTGGAAGAAAAAAGTGCAATCTCTCTCATATACGTTTAAAGAGGAAATTAACATTCTTTTTGAAAACAAGAAATTAGATGAAATATTCGATTGTTCAAAGGGACACCCTCCCATCCTTAGAAGTTATTTGGGTGGTGAGACCTCACTTGAAACTTTAGTGATATGTGATAGAATATTTGAATATAGGAAAAACTTTGATAAACGACTAAATGACCCTGTATGGGAAACCGTCAGTCGAAAAATAAAAAAGTATAAACCCTTCCTAAATATAGATGTACCCAAGTATAAAAAAATCCTCAAAAAAGTAGCACTATGAGTTTTTTCGATTCAGAAGTAGTTCGGGCAGAAATGGCAGAAATTGCGGATCTCCAAGAGGAGGTTTATTCCAATGTTTTCAAGTTTCCTCGTATGTCCAAAGAGGATCAATTATATCATGTAGAGGTTTTGGAAAAATTATTAGATAAGCAAAGAGTTCTCTATACTCGTTTAAGTTTATCTGATGATCCAGAAGCTAAACAAATGAAAAAACAAGTAGAGGAAAGTGCCAAACAAATGGGACTTCCCACTAATGTCGATATGAACATCTTATTTGCTAATATGAATAATATGGTAAGTATGATGAGACAGCAGATTGACAAACAATCTACTCCTTGATACAATAAAGGTACACAAAAGCCAAATCTAAAAACAAATTAAATGTCATTTAAAGACCTAAAAAAGCAATCCTCTCTAGGATCATTGACTTCTAAATTAGTCAAAGAAGTGGAGAAGATGAATACTGGTGGAGGTGGTGATGATCGCCTTTGGAAACCAGAACTTGATAAAACAGGAAACGGTTATGCCGTTCTCCGTTTCTTACCAGCACCAGAAGGTGAGGATATTCCGTGGGCAAAAATCTATTCCCATGCATTCCAAGGACCAGGTGGTTGGTATATTGAAAACTCTTTGACCACAACTGGTGGCAAAGATCCTGTTTCAGAGTACAATCGTGAACTCTGGAATAGTGGTAATGAGTCAGATAAGGATGTAGTTCGTAAGCAGAAGCGTAAGCTCTCTTACTATGCAAACATCTATGTTGTAAAAGATCCAACAAATCCTCAAAATGAAGGTAAAATTTTCCTTTATAAGTTTGGGAAGAAGATCTTTGATAAGGTTATGGAAGCAATGCAACCAGAGTTTGAGGATGAAACTCCAATCAATCCTTTTGACTTCTGGCAAGGTGCAAACTTCAAATTGAAGATCGTTAAGAAGGATGGTTACTGGAACTATGACAAGTCAGAGTTTGATAAAGTATCACCATTACTTGATGACGATGATGCATTAGAAGCATTGTGGAAGAAGCAGTATTCACTCACTGCTGTAACCGCACCAGACCAATTCAAGTCATATGATGACCTGAAGAAGCGTTTGGACTATGTTTTAGGTAATAAGCAACCTGTACGTCGTATAGATGAAGAGGTTGCAGAGGAAGATAACAGTCGTGGTTCTTATGCACCAGACTTCAATGCTCGTAAAGAACCCGTGGCTGCTGCTCCTGTAGCATCTGCTAGTTCAGATGAGGATGATGCTCTTTCTTATTTC